TCGACTCCATCAAAACCCACCTCGAAACCAACGACCTGCTCCTCGGCGACTACCCCGAAGTCGTCTACCCCGTGCGCTGCCTCGACCGCACAGCCAACAAATGCAAGGGCCAACGCTGCGAGGGCGAACACACCCGCATCGAGTGGAAAGCAAAAGTCATCGTCCTCCCCTCGCTCCCCGCCGCCGTCATCGAGAACCTCGGCGTCGCCGGCCTCAACGGGTGCGGCTCCATCATCAAAACCGCCGGCCTCCTCGGCCGCTGCCGCGGCATGCGCCACACCCGCCCCGACGGCAAGGACGCGCGCCCCGACCTCGTTGACATCGACGACCCCCAGACCGACGAAAGCGCCCGCTCCGCCACACAGTGCCAGTCCCGCATCAAGATCCTCTCCGGCGCCGTCCTCAAACTCGGCGGCCCGGACAAGGACATCGCCGGCTTCATGCCCTGCACCGTCATCCAGCCCGGCGACATGGCCGACCAGATCCTCGACCAGGAGATCCACCCCGAGTGGAGCGGCGAGCGCATGAAAATGGTGTACAAGTTCCCAACCAACGAGAAGCGTTGGGACGAATACGCCGAGATATACCGCCAGGGCCTCCGCGCACGCAACATCAAGAAAGCCACCTCGTTCTACCGCAAGCACCGCAAGGCCATGGACAAGGGCGCCAAAGTCGCCTGGCCCGAGCGCCACTTTATGAACGAACTGTCCGGCCTCCAGCACGCCATGAACTGGCGCATCAAGGACGAGAACTCCTTCTGGGCCGAGTTCCAGAACGAACCCATCCCCGACGAAGACCTCCTCGAGGGCGCGCTCGACGCCGACCAGGTCATGGCCAAGATCAACAACCGACCCCGCGCCCAGATCCCCGCCGAATGCGGCACCCTCACCGCCTTCGTCGACTGCGGCGCCAAAATCCTCTTCTGGGCCGTCTGCGCCTGGCGCAACGACTTCACCGGCTACGTCATCGACTACGGCTCCTACCCCGATCAAAACCGCCTCCACTTCAACACCCGCTCCATCGCCCGCACCCTCGCCCGCACCCACCAGGGCGCCGGCGTCGAAGGCGCACTCTACGCCGGCCTCCGCGCCGTCGTCACCAGCCTCGTCACCCGCGACTGGCACCGCGAAGACGGCGCCATCATGCGCCTCGACCTGCTCGAAATCGACCAGAACTGGAAGACCGACACCGTCCACCAGTTCTGCCGCGAAAGCTCCCACGGCGCCGTCCTCATGCCCGCCCGCGGCCAGCCCATCACCGCCAGCCAGAAACCCATCAACGAATACAAGCGCGGACGCGGCGATCGCATCGGCCACCACTGGTGGGTCCCCAGCGTCAAGGGCAAGCGCGTCATCCGCCACGTCGAAAACGACGTCAACTACTGGAAGACCTTCGTTCACGACCGCCTCGGCACCGCCCAGGGCGACACCGGCTGCCTCAGCCTCTTCGGCAAGCGCCCGGAGGGCCACCGCCTCCTCGCCGAACACGTCACCGCCGAATACCGCGTCCGCACCGAAGGCCGTGGCCGCACCGTCGACGAATGGAAGGAACCACCGAACCACCCCGACAACCACTGGTTCGACTGCCTCGTCGGCTGCGCCGCCGGCGCCAGCTACCGCGGCATTGAAATGGTCGGCGCCCCCGCCGCCTCCCGCCGGGGCAAACGCATCCGTCTCTCAGACATCCAGCGCGAAAGAAGGGGCCGGTGACGAAGAAACCCAAAAAGTTGCGCCTCTCGGACCTCCAGCGCAAGCGCCAGGGCGACACCACCCGGGGCCTCTCCTGCCCCAAGTGCGGCTGCGGCCACTTCCTGGTCGTCTACACCCGCCCCAGCCGAGGGTCAAAGATCATGCGACGACGGGAATGCCGGAACTGCGGCCGCCGGATCACCACCTTCGAGGCCTGATCCGAGCCCGAAAACCGACCGATTCCCGCCCCGCATGTCTACCGGTGTAACAATCTGGGTCTCATACGCCTTTCCTCCTTGACTCCTGCCAAAATGACGGCCACAATGACGTCATAAAGACAGCCCGCCGGCCGATCACCGGGGGTATTGCCAGAGGACCGAGCGCCGCGTTGGAGGCCAACGACTCCACGCGGCGCTTTCCTTTGGCACATCGCAGGGAGGCATGACGATGCCCGACGACCTCCAGGACGCCATAGAGACCAACGCGCAAGCCCCCAAGCGCGTCGTCTCCGACGGCGTCGAGGCCGAACAGCACTCCCTCCCCGACCAGATCGCCGCCGATCGCTACCTCAGTAACAAGACCGCCGCCGCCGTCGCCACACGCGGCCTGCGGTTCAACGTCTTCAAGCCCGGAGGCGCCGCCGGATGTTCCCGTTCCTGAAATCGCGCCGCGCAAAGGTGCGCCTCAGCGACGCCCGCGCGCAGCTCATGGAGCAGGCCGCCGTGCGCGGCCGCGGGCGCATGACCCAGGCCAAAGCGCGCGAGAAATACATCTACGGCTCCTACGACGCCGCACAGTCCACCATCGACAACGAAAAGCACTGGGCCGCCACCGACTCACTCTCCGCCGACCGCGCCAACTCGCTCGCCGTCCGCAAAACCCTCCGCGAACGCGCCCGCTATGAGGTCGCCAACAACACCTACGCCCTCGGCATGATCCTCACCCTCGCCAACGACGCCGTCGGCGCATGTCCCCGCCTCCAGATTATGACGTCCAAGCGGGACCTCAACGCCGAAATCGAAGCCGCCTGGTGGGCCTGGGCGCGCGCCATCCGCCTCGGCCGCAAGCTCCGCACCATGCGGTTCGCACGCGCCGTCGACGGCGAAGCGTTCGCCAAACAAATCACCAACGACAATCTCCGCGTCCCCGTCAAGCTCGACATCGAACTCGTCGAGTGCGACCGCGTCACCGCCAACACCATCGACGTCGGCATGAAGAAAACCGTCGACGGCATCTCCTTCGACCAGTTCGGGAACCCGGAGAGCTACCACATCCTCAAGGCTCACCCCGGCGGCGGCCTCTTCGTCACGGGAAAGGACGCCGACGACGTCCCCGCGCCCCTCGTCTACCACTGGTTCCGCGCCGATCGCCCCGGCCAGCACCGCGGCGTCTCCGAGATCATGCCCGCGCTCCCCCTGTTCGCCCACCTCCGCCGATTCACGCTCGCCGTCATCGACGCCGCCGAGACCGCCGCCGACATGGCCGGCATCCTCTACACCGGCACCCCCGCCTCCGGCGAGGCAGAGGACATCGAACCGCTGGACGCCATCGAACTCGAGCGCAACATGCTCCTCACCATGCCCGGCGGGTGGGACATGCGCCAGATGGACGCCAAACAGCCATCCACAAACTACCCGCAGTTCAAGAGCGAGATACTCAACGAGATCGCCCGCTGCATCAACATGCCGTTCAACATCGCCGCCGGCAACTCCAGCACCTACAACTACGCCTCCGGCCGGCTCGACCACCAGACCTACGACCGTTCCACCAACGTCGACCGCGCCGACATGGACGAAGTCGTCACCGACCCGCTCACGGGCGACTGGCTCAAGGAGGCCGCCAGAACCAACCCCGGATGGCCCCGCGACGAGGTCCTCAGCGCCCCCCGCGAGTACATGTTCGCCGGCCGCGGCCACGTGGACCCCGTCAAGGAGTCCCGCTCCCGCGACATCGACCTGAAGAACCTCAGCGCCACCCTCAAGGACATCTACGCGCGCGAAGGGCGCGACTGGGAGAAGGAACTCGACCAGATCGCCAAGGAGCGCGCGAAGTGTGAGGAACTCGGCATCCCCTACCCCGGCGCGCCCGCCGCCGATGGCTCCACCGACCAGACGGCCGACGCCGTCGCCGCCGCCGTCGTCGAGGCACTGGCGAACGAGAGGAAGTGACCATGAACCGCAACCTGCCTCCCATCCGTGCCTCTGAGCCCGACATGACAAAGGACCTCGTTCTCGCCAGCCTCCCCGTCACGATCGCGGCCGCCGAGGACGAAGACAAGCTCCCCCAGGTCGACCTCGTCGCCTACAACGGCGGCATCATGCGCGTCGCCTACTGGGGCGACGTCGTCATCGACCTCAAGGGAGTCCGCATCCCGCGCCAGGTCAAGCTCTTCGCCGACCACGACCATTCGACCGACGGCACCATCGGCCACGTCAAGGCGGTCATCAAGGACGGCAAAATCCTCGAGAGCGGCGTCATCAGCCGCGGCGGCGCCCGCGGACGCGACATCGCCGCCAAGGCCGCCGACGGCGTCGAGTGGGAAGCCAGCGTCGACCTGAACCCGCTCATCTACCAATACGTCAAGGCCGGCGAGACCTTTGAGGCCAACGGCCGCAAGATCAAGGCCGCCGCCTACGGCGTCTACTACATCAAGCGGAGCATTCTCAAGGGCACCAGCATCGTCCCTCTCGGGGCCGATGACAACACGAAGGTCAACATCGCCGCACTCGCGGCCGCGCAAAGAGGAGGATTTGCTATGGAGTTCGCAGCATGGCTTAAGGCCAAGGGGTTCGCCCCCGAGGACCTCAGCGACGAGCAGACCGCCACCCTCAAGGCGGCCTACGACGCGGAGATGGCCGACAAGGACGCGAAGCCCGACCCCAAGCCCGACCCCAAGCCCGACAAGAAGACGGTCACGGCCGCCGACCCTCCGGCCCCGGACCCGAAAGTCGTGGTCGCCGCCGACGCCGACGATGACCCCGTCGAGACCGCGCGGAAGGCCGTGCGCGCCGCCGCCGCTGAGGAAACGGAGCGCGTCGCCGAACTCCACAATCTCTGTGCCGGCCACGCCGACATCGAGGCCAAGGCCATCAAGGAAGGGTGGACCGCCGAACATGCCGAGCTGGAAGTCCTCCGCGCCAGCCGGTCGATCCCCACCATCATCACCGGCGCCAGTGATTCCGTCCCGCAGGGCCGCATCCTCGAGGCCGCCGTCCGCCTCGCCGGCGTCGAGCGCAGTGAAGTGGTCGAGAAGGCCTACGACGAACAGACGCTCGATGCCGCCAGCCGCTTCCGCAACATGGGCCTGCGCGAGATCATCACGGTCTGTGCCGCCATGGACGGCCGCCCCCGCGTCCGCATCGGCGCGTCGCCGGACGAATACCTCCGGGCCGCCTTCTCCACCATCAGCCTCAGCACCATCCTCGGCAACACCGCCAACAAGGTCGCCCTGGATGCCTACCGCGCCGTCGCCGGCGTGGTCGACCAGGTCTGCAAGAAGCTCACCGCCAACGACTTCAAGGCGCACACCGCCGTCCGCATGACGGGGAACATGGTGCCGCCCATCGTCGGCGCCGACGGCGAGCTGAAGCACGTCACGCTCGGGGAATCGAGCATGACCTACCGGGTCGCCACCTACGGCGAAATCCTGACGATCACCCGCCAGGACATCGTCAACGACGACCTCAACATCTTCACCCAGATTCCCCAGATGTTCGGCCGGGGCTGTGGCCTGCTCAAGGAGGAGTTGTTCTTCACACTCCTGCTGGCCAACACGGGCAGCTTTTTCAGTGCCGACAACAGCAACTACATCACCGACGCGCTCGACTCCGACGCGCTGACCACGGCCGAGGCCACGCTCCTCGACATGGAGGACGCGGACGGTAAACCCATCATGGTCGATCCGTCCATCCTCCTCGTGCCGACCGCCCTGGCGGGCACCGCCCAGGAACTCTACGTCAGCCGCAACATCAACACCGGCGGAAGTTCCACCAAGGCCCGCCAGCCCGACGCGAACATCCACTCCGGCAAGTACAAGCCGGTCGTCGGCCGCCACCTCTCCAAGGCGGCATTCACCGGCTATAGCGCCACCGGCTGGTATCTGTTCGGCCGGCCGGAAGACATCGCCGCGTTCGGCGTCGCCTACCTCCGCGGCAACGAAACCCCCGTCTTCGAGAACGCCGCACTCTCCAGCGACGTCCTCGGCCAGGGCTGGAGGGGCTATTTCGACGTCGGCGTCTGCCAGCTCGAAGAAGAAGGCGCCGTCATGAGCACCGGCGCCGCCTGAGTCCGATAGTTCACCGGCGGGGGCCGGCCAGCCGGCCCCCCACGATTGCATAAAGACGCGAGGAACTGAAAACACCCTCACCAGGAGGCCTGACATGGCCACGATGCGTCAGACGGGTAACAGTTACGACTACACCCCGGACGCTGCTGTCAGCGGCGGGGACGTGGTCGTCGTGGGGGACCGCGCACTTGTCGCCACCCGCGACATGGAAGCCGATGTGCTCGGCGCGCTCGCCACACACGGCGTCTTCGCCTTCACCCGCGAGGCGTCCAGCGGGGCCGACCTCGACTTCGGCTCCGCCGTTTACTGGGACGCCACCGAAGAGGAGCCGACGTCGGACGCCGACACCGGGTCCAACGCGAAGCTCGGCGCCGCCTTCGACACGCTCGAGGCCGCCGATACCACCTGGTATATCGAACTCGGGGCGTAAGGTCGGCGCGCGCTCGCGGGTGTGGGCGCCCGCCCGGCCGTTCCCGCGAGCCGGATCAGTGGGGAGACGGCTCATGCAACTGCTATCGGTCTGTATCGGAGTCAAGGGGCGCATCGCTCTGGACACAGAGCACGGCGCCCTTGCGCTCCTGCCCCGCTGCGTGCGCTCCCTGGCCCAGGCGGCGGCATCCGCCCCTCCATCGACGCCTCCGGTGGAGCTGGCCATTGCCCATTGGCCGGTTCCCGGGGAACCGCCCCCCCGCGAATGGATCCCGGAGGCCGCCGCCTTCCCCATCAGCATCACCAACCCCACCGAACCCTACAACCGCGGCCGGGGTCGCAACTGCGCCGCACGCATCGCCCGGGGCGACGCGCTGTTCTTCCTCGATGCCGACATGATCGTCCCCCCCGGCCTCATCGAACGCGGCCTCCACTGGATCAGACGCGGCCGGGTCTTCTTCCCGCGCTACCGCCGCTTCACGTCCCCGGACGAGACCCGCCACAAGGTCGAGCACGGCTGCGGCAACGTCTTCCTCTCCCGCCGGCAGTTCGCAGACGCCGGCGGCTGGCCCGAACACGACCAGTGGGGCATGGAAGACCGCGAGTTCTGGCAGACGTTCATCGGGCAGGACCTCGTCGTTCGGGAAAGCATCGCCGGGTTCATGCACCAGTGGCACCCGCTCGCGCCCGACCACGCCTCCAGGAGGGTCCCATGCCAACCCCGCACCTGATCCACTTCGTCGCGCTCGGCGGCCCCCTGCCCGAGTGGGCCGCCTACAACATCGAACGCTTCCGCCAGCTCAACCCCGGCTGGCGCATTCTCGTCCATGACGACGAGAACATGCTCCTCCCCACGTTCCGACCCGGCTACGACGCGATCGAGGGCAAGCACGTCTGGGCCCGCCGCTCTGACCTGCTCCGCATCTCCATCCTCGGCAAACTCGGCGGCTGGTACTTCGATTGGGACATCCTCCCCCTGCGCCCCATGGCCGACATCCTGACCGACCACGACATCGCCGGCGGGTTCTTCCTCACGCGCGGCACCCCCGACCTCATCGCCAACGGCATCATCGGCACCACGGCCAACAGCGCCGGCATCCGCGCCATCGGCTACGAACTCGCCCGCCGAGCCGCCAAGCCCATCCCCCGCGCGTGGGACGCCTTCGGGCCGCGCCCCTACACAGACGTCTTCACCGCCCGGCCCGGCCTCGCCACCCTCGGCGCCATGGAGATGTTCTACCCCTTCCAGGACCGCGCCGAGAGCCTCGCCGCATGGCGGCGGCTCCGCGCCGCCAACTGCAGCCCCGAAGCCGTCGCCCGTGAGTTTGGCACCCTCCGCCCCGACGCCCTCCACATGGCCATGCAAGACGAACTCACCATCCCTCCTGCCGTTGAGAGCGGAGGATAGCAATGCCGACCATCAAGCGCAATATGTTGCCCGTGCGCGTGACAGGCGACGCCTTCATGCCGAAGGTCACGGTTGACGGGCGTGATCTGCCCGGTCTCGGAAATGTGGAGATTAGGTTGCCCGTAGGCGAAGTGCCACAGGTCGCGCTCCATGCGATCGCGGGTCCGCTCGACGTTGATATCACCGCGGCTGTAGTGCTGGTGAAACTCCGCGATTCACAGGACGGCACCGAGCGGACCTACCGGCTCACTGCTGAGGAGCCGGTGCGCGTCACCGACCCGGAGGCGCACTTTCTGAACGAGCGCCGCAAGGCAGAGGAGTCCCTCCGTGAGTAGGCCGGCCGACATCATCATCCCGAGCTGCAAGCCCCGCGAGGCCCTCGATCCGCTCATCATCGAGATACTGGCCACCGCCGCCGGCCGCCCGCGCATCATCCCGACCTGCCTGGACGCCTGCGCCGCCGCAAATCGCAACTTCGGGCTGGCCATGGCCAACACGCCCAACGTCATCATGCTCGACGACGATATCTCCGGCTTCCCCCGCGGCTGGAACACGCGCCTCGAAGCCGCACTCGCCCTCCAGCCCAACGTCGTCATGGTCGGCGCCAACCTCGTCAACCCCGACGGCTCGCTCGCACCGATGCTCGGCTGGCCCGCCGGACGCGACACCGACGCCGTCGTCCAGGTCAAGAACCGCGAGATATGCACCGCCTGCATCTGCCTCCCGGAAACCGGACTGCGCTTCGACGAGGCCTTCGAAGGGAGCGGATGGGAAGACACCGACTTCTCCCAGCAGCTCCGCCGCGCCTTCCCGAACGGTGTCTGGCTCTGTGACGCCGGGCTCCGCGTCGTTCACGCCAACGAGAAGAAAAACCAGGGCGGGGCCATCTTCAAGCGAAACCGCGCCCGTTACCGCGCCAAGTGGGGAAGAGAAACATGAGTCGACCGTTCATCGGTCTCTGCAAGGCCCGCTCCGGGGGCGAATGGCTCCCGGCCGCGCTCGCACCGCTGCCCGGCATCTGTGACGGCGTTGTGTTCGTGCGCGACGAGCGCGGATGGGCGCCGGCCGTCGAACTGCAAGACGACTGTGGGCCCGCGATCGAGGCGTTCCAGGCCGCCCACCCGGAGATCACCGTCCAGGTCCGCGGCCAGTGGCCGAACCAGGGCAATCAGTACCGCGCCGGCCTGGCCGCCATCCGCGAGCGGTGGGGCGAAGACGCCGCCGTGTTCATCTTCGACACCGACGAACTCTGGACCGCCGAGAACCTGGCCGGCCTCCGCGCTCTCGCCACCACGCTCCCTTCGAAGCAGTTCATCCAGGGCAGGCTCCGCGCCTACGTCAAGAGCCCGCTCTACCGTGTCTGGCCCAAAGACCCCGGCCAGCCCACCGTCGCCCTCTGCTCCGCCAAGGACCGCAACGTCCGCGTCCGGTTCGCCGGTATGGCGTCCGAGAACGCCGCGCAGTTCGCCCCCCCGTTCGAACACATGACCTACGTGCGGCTCGAGCAGGAAACGCTCCACCGCAAGTTCCTCTCGACCGCCAGCCAGGAGACCATCCCCAGCGATTACCGCTGGTGGGATCGCGTCTGGCCGCGCCTCCCCTGGGGCACGGACATCCACATGACGTGCGGACACGAACGCGCCTGGAAGCGCCTCCGCCCGTGCGTCCCGAGCGAGCTGCCGCCCGCGCTCGTCGCCGATGGCACGTTCAACCTCACCCGCGCCGCCGAAGACGCCCGATGGCGCCAGTTCATCGACGCCCAGGACAAGGACGACACGCTCGTCCCGACGCCCGCGTGGGACAAGGGCATGTATGACCAGGAACTCGCCGCCCTCGCCGCCTCCACCACCGGCCAGATCCGCCACCAGACGTTCGCCTCCCGCATCAAATCCACAAACTACGAGGCACTCCTGCTCGCCCACCTCGCCGCCGGCCGCAAGCGCCTGCTCGAAATCGGCAGCGGGTCCGGCGGGTCCATGCTCTCGCTCGCGTTCGGGTCCGGGACGGGCCATGTGACCTGCATCGACCCATTCGTCCCCTACGACGAGCACACCGCCGGCGGGATCGTCCACGACGTCAAGGAAGGCCACCTCGGGCACTTCCAGAAGGCCCTCGATGTGTTCGACCTCCACAACCGCGTCACGCTCATCCGCAAGGCCAGTGCCGACGCCGCCGCCGAGATCCCGGACGCCAGCCAGGGCCTCGTCCTCATCGACGGGAATCACTCCGAATGGGCCGCCGCGCTCGACATGCGCCTCTACTGGCCCAAGGTCGCACCCGGCGGAATCATGCTCCTGCACGACTACACAACCCGCTTTCCCGGTGTCCCCGCCGCCGTCAAGTCCTGGGAGCACCTGAACGGGCTCGCGGGCACCGTCTGGCAGGCCACGAGTCTCTGGATGATCGAGAAGCCGGCATGACGCAGCTCACCCCCACAGACGCGCGCGCACTGCATCGGGCGCTGGATTACCCGAAGAACCAGTCCTACGACCCCGTCACCATGGAGCCCACCAACGGCGTCACGGGCCGGCGCGTGGACTTCCTCAAGGCAAACGTCCCGCAGCTCATGGACGGCGGCAAGTCGCTCCTGGACGTGGGCTCCAGCAAGGGCTTCGTCTCCCTGCTCCTGCGCGACCGCTTCGACGAGGTCGTCGGCTACGAGGTCGGCCTCCACGCGCACCAGGCGGCCTGCGCCGCCGCGGCCATCCAGGGCGCCGAGAACGTCACGTTCGTCAACCGGCCGTTCCGGATGATCGAGGTCAGCAAGCACGCCGGATTCCGCCGCTACGATGTCGTCTACGCCGGCTCAATCCACCATCACGCCTTCAAGGACTGCCTGCTCCACGGTGCGCCCCCACACCTGGGCCTCAAGAAGCTGGCCGCTCTCACGAACCGCTACCTGATCCTCGATGGCCCGCTCGCGTTCGGCACGGACTTCTCCCTGCGCACCTGGCAGAAGGCCTACGGCTGGGGCGCCGCCGAAGAGGCGATGTTCACCCTCGAGGAGCACGATCGCGCGCTCGCGCCCGCGTTCGAGCGCATCACGGAGCCCGTGGAGGACGAGCGCGGCCGGATGTGCGTCGTCTACGAGCGCCGGCAGCCCGACGTTGACTACGCCGATACGGAGAACGTCCTCGTCTCCAACATCATCCGCGGCGGCACCGTCCTGGCCGCCAACAAGTCCCGCGAGCCCGGCAGCGTCATCCGCTGTGGCGATGTGCGCCTCAAACTCGACCACGGCGTCCAGAGCGAGGCGGTCCTCGGCATACTGAACGCGGCGCCCGAGCACTTCGCTTGCACGTCCGAGATTGTTCGGCAGGACGGCCAGCCCGTCGGCGACGTCGCCCGATGGGTCGAGGGCACCCCCATCACCAACCCGAAGGAACTCGCCGCGCCGTGGCTGCGCATCAACAACGTCCTGGCCGCCGTCGGACTGATCGAGAGCCACTTCAAGGTCGGCGATTTCGTCCGCACCGCCGACGGCCGCGTCGTGGACGTCGATGTGGACATGGTCAACCAGTGTCAGAACGTCGCCCTTGCCCACAACTACCTCCAGAAGTGGCGTGTGCCCGTGGCGCGCGCCATGGGCCCCGCCGTCGCCGACTACCTCGTCCGCAACCTCGCGGACGAATGGGTGTTCCACGAGGCGCTCCGAATGCTCCGGGAGGAACGCGATGGCCGCTGAACCGGAACATCACCGGCTCCTCGAGTTCACCCGAAAGCTCGACGCAACGATCGGCGCCGGCGCCGACGTGCTCGCGCGCGTGCGCGCCACGTCCATCCAGTGGCCGGCCGACCTCTGGATGATCCGCCTGCTCGGGCAACTGCACCGCGCCCACCGGATGATCGAGATCGGCGCCCACCAGGGCGGATCCGCGCTCTGGCTGGCCTACTGCTTCCGTCCCCGCGAGATCATCTGCATCGACCCCTGGCTCGGCATGGCCGGCCCGGCCGAGGAGGCGCTCCGCGTCTTCGACGAAACGCGCCGGTTCGCCTGGAGCCGCCTCGGCGTCAAGCTCACGCCCCGCCAGGGCACGGCGGAAGACGTCCTGCCCACGCTGCCGGACGGCCAGTTCGGCGGGCTCTTCATCGACGGCTACCACATCGAAGAGTTCGTCCAGAAAGACCTCCGCCTCGGCTGGCCGAAGGTCGAAAACGCCGGACTCCTCTTCGGGCACGACTACTGCGCCGAGCATCCGGACCTCCTCGGCGTCGTCCGCGCCGTCAACGCCTGGGAAGTGGAGCCGCACGTCACGCTCCTGAGCCCCTCGCAGATATTCGTCGTCCAGAAAGGTTGATATGAGGCCCTGCACCAAAGTCGGACTCGACGTCACCTGGCGCTGCAACTGGTCCTGCGCACACTGCTTCTACCGGCGCAACCCGAAGCTCCACCAGCCCATCGACACGCCGCGGACGGACCTGGAACTGAAGGTCCGGCAGGCATGGGCCGGCGGGCTCGATCACGTCGTCATGGTCGGCTGCGGCGAGCCCACGCTCTACCCCCACATGGAAGACCTGCTCCGGTTCTGCCGCGACCTCGGCATGGCCACGTCCATCATCACAAACGGCACGGCACCGATCGAGAAGATCGAGCGGTTCTACGAC